ATATATTTAACCATGGCAATTAAGAAAAAAGACAATTCTCTTTCAAATATAAAAGAGAAATACTCAACAAAAACAAAATACAAACCCGAAAGTTTTTATAATTGCGGTGACGCATTTATGGACGCGTGTGGTTTACCTGGACCTGTAATGGGTGGTATTAATATGTTCTTAGGACATTCAAATACTTCAAAATCAACGGCAATGATATTGGCGGCGGTTGATGCTCAAAAAAAGGGTCACTTACCGGTGTTTATTATAACGGAAAGAAAATGGTCCTGGTTTCACGCGGTTGAATTAGGTTTACAAGCAGAACAGAATGAGAATGGTGAGTGGGATGGACATTTCATCTTTAATGATAGTTTTGATGTTATTGAACAGGCCACTGACTTTATTAACGATGTTTTAGACGCTCAAGAAAAAGGTGACGTACCGTATAATTTACTATTTCTATGGGACTCAATTGGTAGCATTCCGTGTCAAATGACTTTTGAGGGAAAAGGTGGGTCTATGCACTCGGCAAGGGTGTTGGCAGATAAAGTAGGTATGGGGGTTCATTCTAGAATTTCAAAATCTAAAAAAGAAGATTATCCGTATTATAATACAATAGTTTTTTTGAACCAACCTTGGGTTCTTTTACCTGATAACCCGTTTGGTCAACCGGAAATTAAGAGTAAAGGTGGTGAAGCGATATGGTTAGCTAGTAGTTTGGTATTTTTATTTGGTAATCAAAAAAAGGCGGGTATAAACCATATTACAGCGACTAAAAATGGAAGGACTATTTCATATGCAACTAGAACAAAAATTTCTATATTAAAAAATCACGTAAACGGAATACAATATAAGGATAGTAAAATTATTGTGGTACCTCAAGGATATATTGCAGATACAAAAGAGTCGTTAGATAAATATAAAAAAGAGTATTCCGGGTATTGGAATGCCATACTTAGTGGTACGGGGGAGATTACACTTGAGGAATCAGAAACAGAAAGTCTTGAAGAAGAATAAAAAAAATTGATACTATTACTACTTTTAAGTATTTTTAAGATATTTATATAATATGGGAAGACATAAGATTGATGAAGATAAAAAAAAGGTAAAGGTTTCGGTCGCGATTGACCCCGAATTACCTCAACACTTCAAAAATAAATCTATAAATTTATCTTCCCTTGTTAATAAATTATTAAAAGAATATATTAAAAATGGAAACTAAAGTTTGTTCTAAATGTAAAGAAGAAAAAAAAAATTGTGAATTTGGTAATTCAAAATCTTCTGACGATGGATTACTATATTGTTGTAAAAAATGTAATAATGAACGAAGTAAAATTTATCGTAATGAAAATTATCAAAAAACATTAGAACAACATAGAAAATGGACGGCAAAAAATCCAGAATGGGTTTACAATCGTTACAAAAAATGGAGAGAAGGAAACCCCGATAAAGTTAAAGAGTTAAGAAAAAATTGGTTAGATAAAAATCCCGGAAAAAGAAAAGAATATCGAGAAAATTATAAACCAAGAAAATACGAACGAAGAAAAGAAAGGAATGATAATGACCCTGTTTTTAATTTAGTTAATAGAATGAGAAGTAGATTAAGAAAATACTTAATTATTCATAATATCACCAAAAAAAACAAAACTTTTGATATTGTAGGTTGTACCCCCCAATTTTTAAAAGAATATTTAGAAACCCAATTTACTGATGGTATGAGTTGGGATAACAGGAGTGAGTGGCATATTGACCATATCATTCCATTATCGTCGGTAAAAACAGAGGACGAACTTTATAAGTTGTGTCATTATGAAAATCTACAACCATTATGGGCTGAAGATAATTTGAAAAAGAGTAACAAAATTTTATAGTAACGAATATAAACAAAGGAAGTGACAAAAACATTATTAATTGACGCTAACAATTTATTAAAAATTGGTGTCTGTGGAGTAAAAGATTTTTACCATAATGATAAACATGTTGGAGGGTTATGGTATTTCATAAACACTATTAGAAGACTTATCGATGAACAAAACTTTGATAAAGTAGTTGTTATGTGGGACGGTGACGACAATTCATCAACTAGAAAAATTTTATATCCTCAATATAAAGAAAACCGTAGACATGGGGTTAATGAAATAGAAAATGATTCTTTTGACGAACAAAAAGGTAGAATTAAACAATATTTAGAAGAAACTTTTATACGTCAAATTGAAGAAGATAATAATGAAGCTGACGATTTAATCGCTTATTATTGTTTAATTTCTCAAGACGAAAATAAAACCATAGTATCTTCAGATAAGGATTTAACTCAATTAATTTCTGAAAAGGTTTCTATATACTCACCAATGAGTAAAGTGACCTATAAAAACGGAGATAAAATTCGAATAAAACATTATGAATTTCCCCACGAAAATATTAAAACGTATAAGATATTATCAGGAGATAAATCTGACAATATTGATGGGATTTATTATTTAGGTGAAAAAACATTAGTTAAATTATTTCCCGAAATACTTGAAAAACCCATAAATTTTAATGATATTTTAATAAAGGCGGAAACGTTATTAAATGAAGATAAAAATAACAAATCACTTAAAAATTTATTGTCTGGTAGAACAAAAAATGGTATATTTGGGAATAAATTTTTTGAAACAAACTCAAAAATTATTGATTTATCTGAACCATTAATAACTGATGAAGTTAAACAAATTGTTGAAGAATATTATAAAGAAACTTTAGACCCTGATGGTAGAGGTTATAAAAATTTAATGAAGATGATGATGGATGATGGACTTTTTAAATTTTTACCTAAAACAGACAATGCATGGGTTTATTTTTTAAAACCATTTTTAAAATTAACAAGAAAAGAAAAAAATAAATATCAAAAAAATAACACAATATGAAAGAACTAGATTCAACAAAATTAGAATTTTTAATGACAGTTAATCAAAACATAATCGTCCAAAGATTTTTTAATGTTAGGGATTATAATCCAAATGCAAAATATTCAGAAGACCTTTATCTTTTTCTGAAAGAATTTAAAGACTTGGTAAGTGCTGAGTTTAAATTAAAATCGGTTGTTTATCTTTTAGAGAACAAAGAAGAAATTAAAGATAACCCAGAACTATTAAATACGTCATATACTGATGGTCCTGAAAATTTTAACATTTATATTAAAATAAATGATATGACAATTTGTCACAGAATGTTTGACGCTAAAGTGTTCCCACCTAAGATAAGATACACCGTAGATATACGCCCGCACATAAAAAGACTACTGACAAGTTTAACTGAGATTTTTTCATCAAATGAATTGTCTTATGAATATGCGGAAGTAAAGTTAGATGTGTAATATTTATTAAAACGAAGAATTAAAAAATGGGAACTGGTAAAAATTTTGAATATTTAGGTAGCGTTTTTCAGTTACAACTTTTAAATCAAATCATAATAGATAAAGAATTCGGTAGGTCAATAATTGATGTTATTGAATCTGATTATTTTGAAAACAAATATTTTAAAATCATAATTCAAATGATTAAAGAATATTATGTTAAATTTGAACATACCCCATCATTTGAAACATTAGAACAAATAACCAAAGTTGAATTACAACAAGAACTAGCGTCAAAAATAGTTTTAGACACTTTAACAAAAATAAAAGAAGCTCCAAGTAGTGGTTTAGGGTTTGTTCAAGAAAAAGGTATGAAGTTTTGTAAACAGCAAGAACTTCAAAAAGCCATGGTTAAAGTTCAAAAAATAATTGATGGTGGTGAGTTTGAAAATTATGATAAGGCCGAAGAATTAATTAGAGAAGCAATACAAGTTGGAACAAAAGGAGACGGATTACTTGACGCGTTTTCTAATTTGGATGATGTTTTAAATGAAGATTATCGTCACCCAATTCCAATGGGTATTTCAGGTATTGATAGACTACTTAAAGGTGGTTTAGCCAAAGGGGAGATAGGTGTTATACTTGCTCCAACTGGGGTCGGTAAAACCACTCTAATGACTAAAATTACAAATCATGCATTTAACTTAGGATATAATGTTTTACAATTATTTTTTGAAGATAATCCAAAAATTATTCAAAGAAAACATATTACATTGTGGACTAAAATACATCCGGATGAGTTGACATTGAGAAAAGACGAAGTGATGACTAAAGTTAATGAAATCAAAGAGGCGATGCCAAATCATTTAATTTTAAAAAAATTACCATCAGATACAATGACTATGTTACAGATTAAAAATCAAATTCGTAAAATGGTTGCTGACGGTATTAAAATTGATATGGTTACTTTAGATTATATTGATTGTGTTGTTCCAGATAAAAATTTGGGAGACGAATGGAAATCTGAAGGGTCTGTAATGAGAGCTTTTGAAGCGATGTGTCATGAAATGGATTTAGTTGGGTGGACAGCAACTCAAGGAAATCGTAGTTCTATTTCTTCTGAAGTAGTAACTACTGACCAAATGGGAGGGTCAATTAAAAAGGCTCAAGTAGGTCACGTTATTATAACAGTTGCGAAAAGTTTACAACAAAAAGAAATGAAATTAGCAACAATTGCGATTACAAAATCAAGGATTGGTGACGATGGTGTTGTTTTTGAAAATTGTAAATTTGATAATGGAATGATTGAGATTGACACTGAAAGTTCTGTTACTTTTTTAGGACTTGAAGAAAAACAAGAAGAAAGACAACGTGATAGAGTTAAAGATTTAATGGAAAAAAGAAAACAAAGACAAACTTAAAAAATATGGAAAAAATATTAAAAGAAAACAAAGATAGATTTGTTATTTTCCCAATACAACATAATGATATATGGGAATTTTATAAACAACATCAAGCCGCTTTTTGGACCGCTGAAGAAGTGGATTTGTCAAATGACATTCGTGATTGGGAAAACCTGTCAGAAAATGAAAAATATTTTGTAAAAAATATATTATCGTTTTTTGCGGCTTCTGATGGGATTGTCAACGAAAATTTGGCAGAAAACTTTTTAAAAGAAGTTCAATATCCTGAGGCTAAATTCTTTTATGGGTTTCAAATCATGATGGAAAATATACATTCATTAATGTATTCATTATTAATTGATACATATGTATCAAATCCTAATGAAAAAGATGAATGTTTTCATGCGATTGATAGATTACCTGCAGTTCAAAAGAAATCAACTTGGGCTTTAAGTTGGATTAAAAATTCAACATTTCAAGAAAGATTAATTGCGTTCGCCGCGGTTGAAGGTATTTTCTTTTCCGGTTCATTTTGTTCTATTTTTTGGTTAAAATCTAGAGGGGTTATGCAAGGTCTTTGTAACGCTAATTCATTAATATTTAAAGATGAAAATTTACATTGTGATTTTGCCATACATTTAATAAACAACCATATTGAAGACAAACCAAGTGAAAATAAAATTAAAGAAATTTTACTTTCTGCATTAGAAATAGAAAAAGAATTTATTACGGAATCTTTACCTGTTTCCTTAATTGGGATGAATTCAAATTTAATGAAACAATATCTTGAATTTGTAACTGATGGTTTATTAGTTAAATTTGGTTGTAAAAAAGTATTTAATGTTGAACAACCATTTAAATTTATGGAACAAATTGCAATTGAAACAAAAGGGAACTTTTTTGAGTCCAGAACTATGGAATATCAAAAAGCAAAATTAAATGAGACATTAACCTTTGATTCTGATTTTTAATTTATTATATTAAGAGAACTATGTCATTAAAAATAAAAAAACGAGATGGGGACGATGTTTCATTTAACCCACAAAAAATATATAATAGAATTAAAAAATCTTCAAAAGGTTTAAGTGTTAATTCAGATGAAGTTTTTATTAAAGTAATTACTTCGGTACCAACAGAAGGGGTTATAACTACTAAAGAATTAGATAAACTTGTATATGAAATTGCGGCGTCTTACACCGGAAGTCATCATGATTATTCTAGATTAGCGTCATCAGTTGCGATTTCTTCTTATCATAAAGAAACAAATCCAAGTTTTTGTGAAACTATGAAAGAATTATATACGGATAATATAATTCATAAAAAATTAATTGAGATTATTGAAAAATACGGAGAAAATAATATTGACTCCGTTATTAATCATGACAATGATTATAACTTTGATTATTTTGCTTGGAGGTCGTTATCTGAAATGTATCTACTAAAAAACCCTCAAGGTAAAGTTGTAGAAAGACCTCAACATATGTATATGAGAGTTTCATTATGGGTTACAAATACTTATGAAGAGGCACTTGAATATTATAATTCATTATCAAACCAACGTATTTCTCCCGCAACTCCAATTATGATTAATTCCGGTACAAAAGTACCTCAATTAGCATCGTGTGTGTTACATTATAACAATTCAGATTCAAGAAATGGGTTATTACAAACATTAAATGATATTTCAACTTATTCGTCAGACGCGGCAGGTATTGGATTATCAATGTCAAATATTAGAAGTAAAGAAAGTAGAATTAATTCTTCTGGAGGATATGCTGGCGGACTATTAAAATATTTAAAAATTGTTAACGAGTCTTTAAGATTTTTTAACCAACAAGGTAGACGACCAGGAAGTGCGGCAATTTATATTGAGCCTTGGCATAAAGACATCATGGATTTGTTGGAAATAAAAAAAAATACTGGTGCTGAAGAATTAAGAGCTAGAGATTTATTTACCGCGTTATGGATTCCTGATAATTTTATGAAAGCGGTAAAAAATAACCAAGACTGGTATTTGTTTTGTCCAAATGAAATAATTAAATCTGGGATTAAACCATTACAAGAATGTTATGATGCTGAGTATGAAGAAAACTATAATAAAGCTGTTTCTTTAGGAATTGGTAAGAAAGTTAAGGCTCAAGATATTTGGAGTAAAATAATTGAATCACAAGTTGAAACGGGGGTTCCTTATTTATCCGCCAAAGACAGTGCTAACCGTAAAAGTAATCATAAAAATATTGG